GTGTGGGCACGATCCGCTTCGGCTTCGAGACGCACAAAGGCATTGTGTGGTGTCACGAGATGGTGAGCGTCAACGCCCTGTCTGTGGCATGGAGCCGTACAGGCTCGCTGCCCGTTCGCGCAGAGATTCACGCCAACGGCGCTCTGGCGCAGGCCGGCAAGCTCATCCTCATCAACGTCGTCGTCCTTCAGGAGGGTGACGTTCTGGACATGCGCGGCTGGCGCTACTTTGGCTCCACGTCCGGCGCCACCGCCAAGCTGGGCGGCACTGCTGCTGGCCTGTACCCTGTGATGTCCCTGCGTGCAGCGGGCACGAACGACCTGACCAAGCGTGCCAGGATCGTCCCTACGTTCCTCGACGTGAACGTGGTTGCTGTGGCCACCGGCGCCACGGCACTGCAGGTCGCCCTGCTGATGCTGCCGACGCCGAACACTGCCGCCACCTTCGCAGTGAACACGGCTGGTTCAGTCGTCACGACGGACCAGGCCGCGACGGCGGCGACAGCGGTGACGGGTACCCCACTCGCCATCTGGACGATCCCTAACGTCGTCGGCCGATACACGTTCGACCTGGCCACGTACAACGACAACAACAACGTGATCGGCTACAACGCTGCAGGCACTGTCGCCATCACCGGTTCGTCTGTCCTGACGCTGGCCGTCGGGCCTCTGTCCGGTACGGCGACAGCCGGTGCGACCGTCGTCGCTTCCATGAACTGGAAAGAGATGGTCTGACACGGCGGGTAGTGCCCACCTAAAGGATCGGTGACGCCATGACAAACACCACCAAACAAAAAATGCTCTGCGGCCTGTCGAAAGCCCTCTGGGACTCGGACCTCGTTGCCACCCGCGTGAGCCTCGCACTTGGTGAGTTCTTCTGGGCAGTCATGCTGCTCTGGCCCGGGGACACGTTCGGGCGACCGACGTACACCGTGATGAGCCACGTGATGTCGGAGGAGGCATGGGGCATGGTACTGCTGTTGTCAGCAGCCACCCAAATGACCATCGCTGTTGGCGAATACTTCCATGACTGGTGGGCTCGCCTCTTTGCTGCCTGGAACGCAGTGTTGTGGGGCTTCCTGTGTGTCTCGATGGTGCTGTCAGTCAGTCCGCCGCCCGCGGCCATCGGCGGTGAGTTCGCCCTCGCGTGTGCCGCATGGTGGGTATGGATCAGGCCGTACATCTTGCACGGGTATTACAGAAAGGCGTATGGCAATGAGTGATCCGACGAATGCGGAGATCATGAAGGCGATCAAAGACTTGGAGGGCAGCGTCAACACACTGTCGTCGAAGTTCGGCGACATGCAGGATGCCTTCCTGGACAACGACATAGGCAAAAAGGACTACGACGGGCACCGCCGCGACCATGCCATCCGCCGCGACAACGAGAAGCACTTCGCGCAACTGAAGATGGCCGGAGCGATGCGTGTGGTCGGGGCAGCTGCGATCCTGGGTGTCACCATCTTCGGGACCGGTCTGTCTGCATATCTCAAACAACTTCTGGGGGTCTGACATGCACATCAAGGACGACTGGGGGCAGATTGTCAGGAAGGCGTGGAGCATCCGGTTCATGCTGCTTGCGTTCGCCCTGACGATGGCAGAAGTGATGCTGCCGTTCTTCAGTGACGCGGTGCCGCCGCGCACCTTCGCGCTGCTGTCCGGGCTGGCGGTGGCCGGTGCTTTTGTTGCAAGACTCGTGGCACAAAGGGACGTGACATGAAGCACGCACGAACCGCCATTGCCGCACTATCCGTCTCTGCTGCGGCATTCGTCGCCCTCATTTCGCACGAGGGCTGGACAGACAAGGCCGTAATCCCGGTGAAGGGTGATGTGCCCACGGTTGGCCCGGGCCTGACCAAGCGCCCCGACGGTAGCCCCGTGCAGATGGGAGACACCATCAAGCCCATTGAAGGCATACAGCGCAGTTTCGCACACCTCCAGCGCAGCGAATCGCGCATCAGGCAGTGCGTCAGGATGCCGCTTTATCAAGCCGAGTTTGATCTGCTCTTGGATCACGCCTACCAATATGGAGAGGCAGCAACCTGCAACAGCAGCATGGTTCGGCTGGTGAATGAAGGCCGGTACGCAGAAGCCTGCAAAGCCTACGAACGTTTCCGCTTCGTTGCTGGTCGTGACTGCTCTGTGAGGTCAAACGGTTGCTACGGGGTGTGGACGCGCAGCCAAGAGCGCACGCGCAAGTGCCTGGAGGCGCAATGATTCCGCTGCCAGTCATCTTCGCAGTCGTCTCAGCCCTGGCCGGTGCATCTGGCGCATGGCTCTACCAGACCAACAAGTTTGAGCGCCTGCTGAGTGAGCAGCGCAACGAGTACCTGAAACGTGACTTCAAAGCCTTGGAGGTTGCCCATGCAGACACCATCCGCCTACAGGCGACTAAAGACGCGGCCCTCGAAGCTGCAGCGGCTAGGAACCGGGAGCTGTCTCGCGCTGCTGCTGCTGCTCGTTCTGAGCGTGACGGGCTGCGCGACGAACTCGCCGCCTCCCGCGTGCAGCTGCCCGACGCTTCCTGCGCTTCCGTCCGTGAGTACGCCTCAACCCTCAGTGAAGTATTCGGACAATGTACGCAGCTTCTTACAAGAGTCGCGGAACAAGCTGACGGCCACGCCTCTGACTCCCTGATGCTCCAAGAGAGCTGGCCTGTAAATCTACCCTCTAAGATAGAATAGCCGCCATGTCTTTCCCGTCCATCACTCGGTTCAAGGGCCTCAACAATGTGGCCGACCCCCTGCGGCTAAACCTCGGGTGGCTGGCCGTTGCCGACAACGTGGACATCTCGAACACGGCAGCACTTGAGACGAGGCGGGGATACACCAAGCGGGTGAATGCCAACGCCACGGGTGCCTTCAACACCAGTGATTTCCGCAAGGTGTACGTGGTGGCCGACGGAGCCATAAAGCGCCTGACGCCCGGTGGTTCGCTCGTTCAGATCGTTTCTCTTTCATCGACGGCGCGCATGCACTGGGCGGAAGTCAACAAGCAGGTTTACTTCAACAACGGAGCCGACAGTGGAGTCATTTCTGAGGACGATCGCGTGGTGGCGTGGCGCTGGCCCGAGCCCGTGGCCCCTGGGGTTTCTGGAGTGTCTGGCACTCTCCCCGCTGGAACATACCAAGCCTGCTGCACCTTCCTCCTGCCCGACGGCCGAGAGACTGGCGCAGGTGCCGCATCCGCAGTCGTCCTCCCTGAAGGCTCAGCCCTCCAGGTCACGGACATCCCGCAAGTCGCCGGACTGACCACTCTGGTCTACATCGCTCCCGCCAACAGCGACGTGTTCCAGCTCTACGGGTCCGTCTCCGGCTCAAGTCTGGTGTGGTCGTCCACCCCAGACACACTGGGGACGAACCTCGCCACCGCATTCCTCGATCCGCTGCCTGTTGGTACCGACGTGATCCAGCACTGGCGCGGGCAGATGTACGCATCGCAGTACCTGCCGCAGGCCAACCAGACAGCGATCTGGATGTCCGAGCCGCTGGGATTCCACCTGTTCAACCTGAACAGCGGCTTCTTCATGGTGCCCGGCCACGTCCTGATGCTGGCCCCCACCGAGAGTGATCTGATCGTCGGTACCGACGTCGGCATCTACGCCTTCAACGGCGAGCGCCTGGAGCACCTGGCCCCCTATGGCGTCGTGCCCGGCTGGCCCTGGGCGGTGGACGAGGACAGCAAAAAGCTGCTGCTCTGGACGACACGCGGCGTGTGCCGCGCCATGCCGTTCGAGAACCTCACCCAAGAGTACGTGAGCGTGCCGCCCGGTCGTCAGGCCGGCGTCGCGCTCGTCCGCGCAGACGGACACAAAAAGTTCGTGGCCAACCTTGTCGCGGGTGGCACGGCGTTCAACCAGCGACAGTAAGGAACCATCATGACTATTCGCCTCAGTACCGGCCTCCGCAACGCAATGGTGGGCACAACCGGCCTCGCCGCAGTGTTCGCCAACGGCGTCATCGAAATCTACTCTGGCGCACAGCCTGCGTCCGCCGACGCAGCTCCTACCGGCACGCTGCTCGGGGTGGTGACCAAGGACGGTGCTGCATTCACACCCGGTTCGCCGACCAACGGCCTGACCTGGGCTGCAGCCGCCAACGGCTCAGTGACCAAGAGCACCGACAACTGGCAGTTCACCGGCATTGCCGCCGGTACCGCCGGGTGGTTCCGCTTGAAGGGCAACGCAGTCGACGCAGGCGCACTGAGCACCACGCTGCCGCGCCTCGACGGCAGCATCGCCAACAGCGGCGGCGACATGAACCTGTCGAACACATCCATCGCCGTGGGCTCGCCCAACACCGTGGACGTGTTCAGCCTGACGATGCCCGGGGCATAAGTGGTCAACACCCACGTCACGGCCGACGGGGGCGAACAGTGGCTGTCCTGGGCATATGGCCGGGTACGGGTGCTGCGTAGCCTCGGTCTCCCATACATGACCAAGCGTTATGAGATGGGGGACGGGTCGTCCGTGGTCGTGAAGATCAGAGAGGATCAGGCGTACGTCGAGCTGAGGCAGGTGAAGGGTGGGTACGGCGTGGTCGTCCTGAGCGACACCTATGACCCGCCAGAGTACTCAGTCCTCAGTGACATCCGCGACCGCCTGGCCAACCCGCCTGTCGCCCCTTACAAGCGGACCAACAACAAGTACAAGACAGTCAACGCCTCGTACTGGGTCGGCGGCACTGACCGCAAGAAGCCCAAAGTCAGTCACGTCAACGCCGACACCGCCACGTACGTGACCGATGGCGGGCCGGTGACCCAGTGGAACTTCAGTGGGGGCGGCACGCTCGTCAAAGTGGTCTGGGTCGCCGAGTCAAGTATGTGGGTGTACGTGACTGTTGCGGCTGACGCGAGGGGGTACAACATCTACGGTGTGTCCCCGGCCTCTGGGACCTTGGGGCTTATCACCACACTTCCAGTCGGCACGAACGGGGTGATCCCCGCCGATGATTTCGGTATCGTCGATGTCTCGCCCGACGGGAAGAAGATCATGTTCGTCTGGACTGAGGCGGACCCAGTCCTCAACTTCAGGGTGAAGCGGCTGGTGCGGGAGCACCAGATCGTCTCGCCGCCTGACGGGCTCCCGATCTTCTCGACTGCCTGGACAGATACCGACGTGACCGACAAAACCGTGTCAGATACCCGAGACGATGCAGGGTTCGGCACTGTCGTCACTGAGAAGAACTCCTTCTTCGGATACAGCTGGGACGGTGTTTTCCGGTACGCCACCGAGCGCAGCACAGACGCTTTTATGCGGCCCTCGAACTACGACCCCGAAGGCGAGGGCACGAACGTACCCATTAACCCGGAGACGGGTCGTCCCGTGCCAGGCACATACACGAACGAGGGCTCCTCAGTCACGACTAAGCGCGACCTCGTCGTGGCTAGTGCGACAGTCCGGTCGGCCACTGGCAGTGCGTCGCACTCAGGCACGGTTACGGTGGCCGATGCAGTCGTCTTCGAAGACCCTGTGAACGGCAACGTGTACGTCTCCTGGACGCCGGCCAGCACGTACACAGCGAGCTCCTCGGGAACAAACGCCGAGCTGCTGTTCTTCGATCCTCGTTCCGGTGCCTACGCTGTCGTCGAGAACCGTACGAGCTCAGACACGACTGGTGCTACGACCGCCGCCGACTACAACTCCCTCCACATCGGTAGCTACAACATAGCCACCACGATAGGCCCCCAACGCGTCGTCTTGCGCTTTGACGGTCAAGAGAAGAGCTGGGAGATAGAGCCTGTACGCACTTGGAACCAGTCGCTACCGATCTCCCAGTCGACCACCATCGGCCCAGGGGCTTTCCCTCCGTACCCACTCACCGGAGCCACGCTTGCCGGAGGCGACGCGTCGTTCGCATCACGTCGGCCAGGCGAGGGTGTGTTCGCGTTCAACCCCGTCACACCCAGCGCCAAAAAACTGTTCGCCGTGATCGGCCACGAGGGTGGCGTCGCGGACTTCATCTCTGAGGACACAAGCGGCCTCGAGACCTACGGCAAACCTGGACTGAAAGTCGTGCAGGTTTACCCCATTTGATTTCTAACCAGTAAGGAGCATCCACCATGCCCATCAAACTCTCGACAGCCGTCCGCAACGCCATGCTGGATGCATACGAAGCAACCGTCGGCGCTTCCCCCAAGATGCGCATCCTGACCGGCGCAGCCCCGGCCAACTGTGCGGCCGCACAGACCGGCACGCTGCTGGCCGAGCTGACCCTGCCTGCCGACTGGGCCGCGAACGCCGCGTCCGGTGCCAAGCCCCTGGCTGGCAGCTGGTCGGGCAGCGTGACCGTGGCCGGCACCGCTGGCTACTTCCGCATCCTGGACAACTCCGGTACCACCTGTCATGAGCAGGGCACCATCGGCACGTCTGGTCAAGACATCAACCTGACCAGCACGGCGCTGACTGTGGGCCAGGTCCTTGTTGTCACTGCGAAGACTCTGACCGCCGGTAACGCTTAATCACCTGACCAGGAGCCGCCATGGCTGTCGATCCAAAATTCAACTGGGTGCGCTCGCTCGTCCAGGGCAGCTCAACGGAGAACCTGGCAGGGACCAAGTGGCCGACGGCTGTCACAGGCAGCACAGCCGGGGCGGACTATCTCGGTCTGGCGAACGGTGACCTGACTGTGTCGCCGACGTCAGCTATCGTGGCTGGCGACTTCGACGCCGCCTCGTGGCCGACGACGATCTCGATGATTCGGCAACTGGTCATCACCAACAAATCCCCGTGGACTCCCGGCGCACGCATCCTCGAATGCGAGGATATGATCCTTGCGCAAGACGCATCTACCGGTCTGCTCCGGGTTTTGTACCCTGATGGCACGCAGACGCAGATCACCGTGCAGGTGCCCGCAACCGGGCAGTACACACTTGAGGTCACATCCTGGACCGCTCTTGGGAGTACCCTCACCGACTACGGCATTTACGTAGGGCGTTTCGGTACGTGGGGGGCTAACGGCAGTACGTACGCCGCCAACTACCGCGCCGGCCTCGGCGGTCAGAGTACGTTCGCTCCAAAGACCGGCTTCACACGAGTCGGCGGCGGGTCACAGACCCAGTCCCTGCTGACCTCCCCTGACTTCACAATCACGAAGAACATCGCTGTTGCCGGCTACCCACCGGCGGCGGGCGCAGTGCTGGCTGTCGTCCCAACCTCCAGAGTGATAAAGCGGACCGAGTGGTCTTTCAACCCGACCGCCACTCTGCCTGGCTCTTCTGGTAGCCGCACGGAGCTGACGCGTTCCTATTCCTCCGGCTCAATCACGTGGCGCATCGGAGCTGGCACGACAGCTTGCCCATACTTCACCGCCACGGTCAACGTGGCTGGAATGACAGAACTCCAAGCCGCCACGGTGGCGGCGCAATCTCTGGCGGCACAAGTCACCGCTGCGTTTGCGTCGCTCAAGGCTGCGGAAGCCCAAGTACGTGAGAACTCAACCAGTTCGCCCGGCGGAGACAGTCAGGGGCGCACAGGGACGATCTACACTTTCTACGACGAGGTCGTCGTCAAAGTACCGATGACCAACGCCACGATGACGTGGCCGGTCAGCGCAGTTGAGCTCAGCAACGTTGTCTACGTGGGTGACCCAACTGCATACACTTCCGCACTCAGCGCACAGAACGCACTGTTTGAGACGCAGGGTGTCTACGGCGCAGGCGCTGGCCTGGCCACCACACTGACGTTCACAATCACTGGCGCGACGCACCCGGACAACGGTTCGGCAGTCGCTGCGCTGTACAGTCCTGCCGCGCTGGCCATCGCCACGACGCCGTCGCCCCTCGACGCAGCGAACTTCTTCGCCGCCCAGCTCGCCTCCGAGGCCACGTCCTCGACGACGACGATCGGCAACACGACAATTCTGACGCTCGTCACGAAGTCGCCGATGACGATCACGCAGAGCCAGCTGAACCAGATCACAGTCGGTCGGCGCGTGGCGACTGTGTCCGGCGTGGACCGGCTGTACGGCTTCAGGCTGACGCTGTCGAAGTCAGAGGACGCCGTCATCTCATTGCCGTGGGCAACCGGAGCGATCCCACCAGTGACGACCGGCTCTACGCCGACAGTTTGGGACGACGCGTTCAACGCGTCGGACACCATTACGAACGCTGGACGGACGGCGACATTCTCTAGCTACGCGGGCGGGCACGTCCGCACCGTCCACGGCAAGACATCAGGGGTGTGGTATTTTGAGGTCGACCTGAGCGACCAAGGCTCGGCGGGCGTCAACTATGGCCTGGCCGGGGTAATTGACTCGACAGCTCTTCATGTAGAGGCGCTGGCTTCCCCCAGCTTTGTCGCCCCGCAGGTTAGCTGGTACGCCGCGAACGGTTCCATCTATGTCGGGGACGTCGCCACCGGCGTCCTGTCCTGCACAACGCCGTTTATTGTTGGTGTCGAGCTGAACGCTGGGACCCGGCAAGTCAGGTTCTACACAACCAGCGGCACAAGCTCCTGGTACACCCTGGCCGGCACAGGGGCCATCTTCGGGGCATTCAGTTCTGGCGCGAGTGCGGAAGCCATCGGAACGATCAACGCTGGGCAGGCCGCGTTCATGTACGGGCTCCCATCGAGCGCAAGTCCTTGGGGTAGTGGCGGCGGCAGCAGCACAGACCCGAACACCATGCTGCTGATGCACTTCGATGAAGCCAGTGGCACGACGCTGGCAGACGAGGCGGGGCGTACGTTCGCGACCACCGACGTGTCGGCCATCACGACTGCGAGCGGCAGGTTCAGCAGGGGGGTATTCCCAGCCGCTGATGCGTGGGCTGGCGCAGCGGGAAGTTCGCCAGTGAACATCTCGAGCGGGGTATTCACAATAGAGTTTTTTCTGGCCCGGCGCGGTTCTGGAGCGACAGGCTCATACGAGGTCGTGCTCTCACAAACGACTTCTCCAGGCACGTGGTCGGACGGCGTGGTCATGTTTGTGGACGGGACAAACAACACCATCGCTGCGTACGTCGGCGGTACGCCAACAGGCGTGGTCACCATCGGCTCTACTGCCGGTACATGGCAGCATATCGCGCTCGTACGAACTGGCTCGGGTTCCGGCGATACAAAGCTGTATGTGGATGGTGTGGGAACAGGATTCACCACAGCGTACAGTCACGCCAATGTCAACCCCTACATCGGTGATTCTGGGCCTGGGGCCGGGTACACGCTCCGCTCAATCGGCATCGACGAGCTGCGCATCAGCAACGTTGCTCGGTACACAGCCAACTTCACGCCACCGACCGCGCCGTTCACCTACGGCAGCTCTGGCGCAAGCTACCGCTATTACCACCTTGCCGGGTTCGACATGCCGGGTACGGTCGCGGCACTCTGGCTGTCTGAGCTCCAGCTGTGGGAGAGCGACACCGTCAGAGCCAACGGTGTGGCCTGGCATGCGACGGTCGGCACGAACCAGGGGTATCCGCCCAGCGACGGTATTCTCGAAGACGGTGACCTAACCACTGCGTCCACCTCATACTGGGCCACGGACTTCGTATCCTATCCCGGAGTCGGCCTTAGCCCAGACCTGTCGCTGAACTACGACCTCGGTTCAGCGAAGCTCGCCACCGGGTTCAAGTACGCGCTTCCTTCGGGCGGCACTACTCCGCCGAACCTGGCTGGCATGTCGTTCGACGTCTACGGCTCGAACGCTGAGTTTGCTTACTCACCGACCAACCAGACGACATGGACGTTCATCAACCGCGTGACCATCCCCGCCGACCCGGCCCCCGGTGTGCTGTCGCCGTTCATCGAGTTCTATTCGGCACCGCCGACCGTCGACGTGACGGGCGCAGGCTACAACGACCTCGACGACTTCACCGGCTTCGGTACCGGCAACCAGCAGGCCACGGCACCGGACTCCTTCGGCATCAGCCTCGTGGACCTGGACGACTTCACAGTCCTGACCGTCGCCTACGTCGATGCAGCCGACATCACCGGCACCAGCTCCCAGACCCTGGCGGCGTTCACGAACGCCGGTTCCGGCGTGGCCGCGACGCCGACGGACGTCACTGGCGACCCGACCGGCCAGCTCGATGACTTCACGTGCTCTGCCGACGGCGTGGCGGACATGCCGCTGGAGCTCACAGCTGACTACACGCTGGAAGACTTCGCCTCGATAGCGGTCGGTCTGTTCCTGGCCCCGATCGAAGGCGAGAGCGACCAGACTCTGGAGGACCTCGTCACCACTGACTCCGCCGTCGACATCATCACGCCGCCCACTGCACAGGTGGTCGCCACACTCCCGGCGCTGCGCGGGACCGCCACGGGCAAGCCCGCGCAGTTCGACGGTGCGCTCATCACCCTGCCACTCATGACAGGTACGGCACGCGGTGGGCATCAGGCGGTGAACACACTGCCTGCGCTCACCGGCGCTGCCACCGGCACGACCGTGGCCATGGCCCGGGCGATCATGACTCTGCCGATGCTCTCAGTCGAGGCAACGGGGCGCGTGTCCGGCCAGTCGTCTGTCCAGCGCAGCCTGCCTGCCCTGACAGGTACGGCGTTCGGCGGCGCACAGGCTGAGGCGACCCTGCCAGAGATGACGGGTGCAGCCAGTGTCACGAACGGTAACGTCGCCCGCGTAACCGCCGTGCTGCCGCGCCTCACGCTGCAGGCCAGTGGGTACAGGGACGACACGGCGAGAGTCAACGCCGTCCTGCCGATGCTGGTGGTGACGCCATCAGCGACCGCACGGATCACTCTGCCTGCCCTGTTTGTCACCGCTCATGCGCAGCCCGTCCTTACCGACACGTTCGAGGCGTACGTGCTGAACATGACCCAGCCGCTGGACGACAACCCACGCAACAACTTCGAGGCGAAGGTCGAGCAGGTGACGCGCTACACAAACTGGCCGTTCGTCCAGGTCGTTCGCCTGAACAACACCTACTACGGTGTCGCCGCTGACGGACTCTATGAGCTGGGCGGCACGACCGACGACGGCGAGCCGATCGCATGGGCGTTCGAGACGTGCAAGACGGACTTCTCCGACCCGCACAAGAAGACCGTGGCGTCAGCCTATATCGGTGGACAGGCCGGGCCCGAGGTGACATACACCCTGCGCTCCGGTGACGACGCCGACCGCATGTATGACTACGTGACCACGAAGATCATCCAAAAGCGCAACCACCGTCAGAAGTTCGGCCTGGGCCGACGTACACGGTACTACTCGTTCGGGCTGGCAGGTACTGGCGACGCAGCCATCGACATGCTGGAGTTCGAACTCGCCAACACAACCCGGAGGATTTAAGCCATGGCCATTACAGTAGGTGAGATCACATCGGCCGCGAACGCGCAGGCCGCTGTCGCACAGGGGATGGTAGGTCAGGCGCAGTCCGCGCTCGACTCCGCCATCTCGGCAGCACAGTCCATCGTTCTCCTGGGCGCACCCACGCCGGTCACGACACCGACGGACATGAAGCCCATTGACATCCCCAAGCTGCCGAACCTCACGAACGTCGCGATCCCTGCGCTCGGGACGCAGCCGCAGAAGCCGAGCGTCCAGCAGATCACACCTCAGTTCAACACTGTCGTGCCTGCACTGACAGCGGTGATGCCCCAGACCAACATCCCGGCGCTCCCTGCCGCGCTGACGGCGCTGCAGGCCACGATGCCGCAGGTGACGATGCCTACGGGCATACCGTCCGCGCCGAACGCTTTCGCGGGTACAGTGCCTACGCTGTCGTCAGTCAGCCTACCCAGCGCACCGAGCATCTCCCAACCGGGGTTTGCCGGTCAGCGCCCGACCGACATCACGCTGTCGACCGACCCTGACACGTTCGCTGAGGCGTTCGACCGGGTCAGCCACTCGATGATGGCGGACATCAACAATCAGGTGTCGACGTACCTGAACGAAATCTCGCCTGACCACGGGCGCATGTACAACGACCTCGTGGCCAAGCTACACGAGTTCGCGTCCGGCCAGACTGAGACGGGCTTCAGCCCGGCGGTCGAGAACGCCATCTATGAGCGCAGCAAGAGCAAGACGAATGCCGAGACCACCCGTGTGCAGCAGGACGCGCTCCTCACCGCAGCACGCCGTGGGTTCACACTGCCCAGCGGTGCGCTCATGTCCGCCATGCAGCAGGCACGGCAGGCCGGTGCCGACAACAACGCCACCGCAGCCCGCGAGATCGTCGTGCAGCAGGCTGAGCTCCAGCAGAAGAACATGCAGTTCGCCCTGTCTGCGATCAACGAGCTGCACAAGACCACCATCACTGCCAGCCTGTCATACCAGCAGAACGTGATCCAGCTGGCGGGCATGGCCATCCAGTACGCCAGCCAGCTGATCGACGCGCTGATCAAGATGGATCAGATGCTGGTCCAGGTCTACAACGCGAAGCTCGAAGGCTACAAGGCCGACGCCAGCGTGTTCGAGACGCTGATCCAGGCAGGCATGCGGCAGGTGGAGCTGTACAAAGCCCGCATCCAGGGCGAGATGGCGAAGGTCGAGGTGGACAAGGCCCGGGTCGATGCCTACAAGTCCCAGGTCGAGGCTCACAAGGCCGCGGTCGATGCCTACGGCTCGAATGTGCAGGCCATCGTGGCGCTGGCGAACCTTGAGAAGATCAAGGTCGATGTGTTCCAGGCACAGGTGCAGGCGTTCAGTGCCGAAGCCCAGGCCAAGGCCGTTGAGTTCCAGGGCTATGCGGCTGCGTGGAATGGTGAGGAGGCCAAGACCCGGGCGTACGCCGCCCAGGTACAGGCGTACTCCACCCAGGTCGAAGCCTTCCGCACCACAATCGCTGCCGAGGGCGAGCGCATCCGTGCGCTGGGTATCTCGAACCAGAGCGAGCTGGGCGCCTACGAGGCCGAGGTCCGCGCATGGGGTACACAGGCCCAGGCGAACGCCACAGTCGTGAGCGCCCAGCTCGACCAGCAGAAGACGATGATCAACGCCTACGATGCCGGGAGCCGTGCCGTCATCGCGCAGGCGTCGGCTGAGGCCGAGCGGTTCCGGGCTCTGTCTACAGTCGCCATCGAGAACGCGAAGATGCAGAACACGCTCATCACAGAGCAGGGGCGCATCTCCGTGGAGAACATCAAGATGGCCGCGTCAACCGCCGCATCTGTGGGCGACACCTACGGTCGGATGGCCGGTGCAGCAGTGTCTGGTGCTACCACATTGCTCGGCGCAATCGCCTAAGCTCTAACGTCGATCTGCCTTAGAATCGGGCCCAGAATCTATTCTGGAGCCCGATATGGCCGCATCAATCGCAGAAGCCCTTCGCGCCGCCGAAGGCAAAGCCCCTGCTGGGTGGGTACCCCCGAAAGCACAAGGGGTGGTCGACCCAAACATGGCGCTTGAGCCCAAGGGTGCCAAGACCGCCAACCCCCTCAAACTCACTCCCGGAAAGACGGGCGTACCCGAGGCCCCCGGCTGGACGACCTCAAAAGGGTTCGCGCCAGCAGGGCCAAACTCTGGTCCCCAAGTCGCGATGGGTGCGCCAAACCAGGGGCCCCAGATCAGGATGGGCGCACCGAACCAGGGGCCGCAGGTGGGCATGGGCGCACCGAATCAAGGGCCCCACACGAACCACATGGGTGGACCGAACGTCGGGCCGCAGCCCGGTATGGGGCCGAACGCTGGGCCACAGCTTCAGAACATGGGCGACGTACGGAACCCAAACGTGGGTAGGGCGCCCGTCCCACCCGTCCCGCCAGACGGTCCGACAGCAAAACCTCTGGGTGCGTCCGGGGGACCCAACGTGCCTGTGGGTGCAGGGCAGTTCGGACCGGCTGCGGCGGGGTTCCTCATCCAGCAGGCGGGGAAAGGGGTCGGTGCCCCAACCAGCCAGTTCACCGGGCCCATCACGATCGGTCCCGAAGCGGCCAGCCGCATCCCGACCGACACAGGGCCGGTCAACGCTCCTGCACGGGAGTACAACTTCTGGAGGGACACAGAGACAGGCCGGAACCTGAATAACCTGTCAAACGCTTCCGCGATGATCCCTGCCGCCGGGGCGCTCGCGGCGACAGGCAAGATTTCTGCAGGGGTCAATTCCGCTGCACGTTCGGCCCACGCTGTGGACCAGGGTTTCGCGCTCGGTAACCTGAAGGACGCCTACGCCCAGAAACCACAGGCGATCACAGCCGTTCCGGCGACCGCCAAGCCCACCCCACCCATCGCCCCGAGCCCAGATCAGCGCGTGGCGCGGAACCGCCCGGGCGCATCAGGTGAGTCCCTGAAGGGCGCGTACGGCGACTTCTCCCCGGCAGGCACGTTCGGCGACGGCTACACCGACATGGGCGGTGGCATCGCTGGCAAGGGCTCAGGCTCTCGTGGCCAGTTCAACGACTTCACCAACATTGGGGTGAATGGCCAGCCCGTGCCGATGTCCACACGTGACTCGCGTACGCCTGACCAGATCGCCAACGCGGCGCGGATCAACGCCGACACCGCGAAGTTCGTCGCCCAACGCGAGCAGGAGCGCCGTGGCGACCCGTACCAGAACGCCCTGAACGCAGCGGCGCAACAGATCGGCATCCCTCTCAGCCAGATGACGCCGCGCACGATGGCCCTCGCCACGCAGATGGCCCAGGCCAGCACACAGGCGCAAGTCCAGACCGCTGGCGACCGCATGCGGTCGGCAGACACGCGTCGGGGTCAAGACATCCAGCTGGAGACTGCGGCCCTGCCCGAGCGCCTGCGCCTCGAAGCGGCACAGCGCCAGCGCGAGGCTATCGGTCAGGCATTTGCGCAGGCCGAGGGTGACCCCGGCAGGATGGCGAAGATTCTCATGGGGGCGGGTTATGCGGACCCGGCAAAGAACGCTATGGACTACGCTTCTGCGGAGACGGCCCAGACCAAGAACGTCACTGACGTGACCCGCAACCTGCTGGCCCCCATGTCCATCGTGAGGAACGACAAAAATGAGGACGTGGTCAGCCCTGCGCTGCAGGCCCGGAACGAAGGGCTGCTGCGTCAGATGGTGGCGAACTACGACCAGCTCAGCGCACCGGAGCAGGCCGCTGCCATGAAGCAGTATGCCCCGGCGCTCAACGTGTTGAACGGTATGAACGAGCGGCGCAAGGACACGCTCGGCAAGGCATGGGGTCTCGACCAGAGCCCGGAAATCTCTACCCTGCCGAGTGCAGCGGATTTGGCCGGGGCGCGCATGGAGAACGTCGGGCTGTGGGAAGGGTGGACCACGCCAGGTGCAGAGATCGGCGACACCGCACTGCGTCTACCGGGCGGACAAACCCGCTACATCAACAAAGACCGCATGACCGAGGCAGAGCAGGCGTTCCTCGCTTCTCGTGGCGTGAAGCTCGGCAAGGAGTAAGACATGACATTGCGCGCACCCATCTTTGCTGACCCAACGATCACCCCCGTCCAGGAAGAGGCGTTCACCGCCTCTGGGATGAACCCCATCCGCCGGGCCTACAACGCCAGCCGGATCGGTACCGACATCAACAGTCTGGCCGCGCAGGAGGCGACCCAGCGTGCGATGGGCGACACTGCTGCCGCCGACGCGAACCGCGCACAGATCACTGCGCTCCAGCAGCGCCAGAGTGCATACGCCCCGGACGTTGGCCGGGTCGAGAACATCAAGGGCGTGGGCGACGCCTTCTCCTGGCTCGGTACCCAGATAGGGCAGGGCGCAGGGTCGATGCAGGACCCCGTGGCGCTCGCTACCGGGCTGACCGCCGCAGGGAACCTTGCCGGTGCCATCCCCCACCCGATTGCCCGTGGTGTGGGTACCGCACTGAAGCTGGCCGCGCCAGTCGGTGCGTTCGGTATCAACCAGCGCCAGATGACAGGCGACTTCTACAACCGGGTGCAGGGTGACCCGGAGGTCACGGCCAAGTACAGCCCGCAGGAGCTGGCGCTCACCGCCAACGCCTACGGCGCGGGCGCAGGTGCTATCGACACCGTGCTGCCGACTGTGGTGGGCCGTCAGCTCGGCGGCAGCTTCCTGCGCAAGGGGCTGAGCAACACGGGCATGGGCACGAAGATGGGCGTGGGCCTGCTGGGTGAGGGCACGACCGAACTGGCACAGGACGGTGGCGCACTGGCGCTGCACAGCTACATGAATCCGAACCGGGACACCAGCGGCGACGCCATGGACCTGGTGAACTCGTTCGCCGGCGGCATGGCCGGTGCGAGCCCGTTCGTCACCGCCGGTGCTGCGGCAGAGCACGTGTCTCGCCGTGTCGGGCACACAGCGGGCGTCGTGTCCGAGAAGACCGGTGAGGTGGTCGACCTCTTGAGCGAGAAGGCTGAGCCCTACGTCGAGAAGGGCAAGGGCAAGCTGGAGAAGGTCATCGACCTGTTCCGCAACGACGACGGCGACGTGACACCGAAGTCGGTCAAGGACAAGGTCATGGGCACAGCCCAGGACATGAAGGCGAAGCTCGACGAGCACGAGCTGATGAAGGGTATGCCCCCGGCAGACATCCTGAACGACGATGCTGCGTACGCCGCATGGTTCGACGAGACCACACCCAAGCGCCGTGACGCGGTGCTGAACCGTCTGGCTGATCTGGCCGACGAGGGTGACGAGAAGGCCACCGACCTGTACACACGGTTCGGGCAGGTCCAGACTCAGGGTGAGCAGGACCAGATCATCAACGAGGGTGCCGAGCACGTCCTGAGCCAGAACGAGTGGACGGAGCTGGAGAAGCAGGCCCAGGCCCATGCGAAGCAGGCCGGGCGTCTGGTGAACCGGTTCGGCAGCATGTTGGGCAAGGGTGCCCGTGCTGCTGGCAGCGCCGCGATGGACTTGGGCAAGGCCGCTGTGTCTGGCTTCAAGGGCGACAAGAAGAACATGCAGATCGACCCGTTCGAGCAGGTGCTGGCTGACCAAGCCCTCGAAGGTGGCAAGGAGCACGTCGCCGGGCTCAAGCAGCAGGCCGAGCGCGAGAAGAGCTACCAGCGTGCGAAGGTCATGAGCGAGTTCCTCGCCGCCGAAGCCAAGTCTGCCATGGAGGGGCGTGGCTACGGCCAGAACGTTGAGGGCGCAATCAACGTGTCGCCGAGCATGGCAAACCGTACCGGCGGTACGCGCATGCCAGCAAAGTCGTCTGAGGCGATGACCAACTTCATGAAAGACATCGGCCTGGAGATCGCCGACATCGCCGAAAACTGGATCACGCCCCGTCCGGCCAAGGCCAAGACGGGCAACGCGCCGACGGGTCCGACCTCCACCTTGAAGCAGCCAGCTGACTCCCGTGGCCAGCAGTACGACGGCCTGCAGTTCAGTATGAACCGCATCGTCAACAGCCTGCGGGTGATGTACAAGGACCGCGCTGGCGACGTGATCAACGAGCTGCAGTCGATGGTTGACCCCAAGGCTGCGCCGATGTTCGACGTGATGCGTGAGGAACTTGAGGCGCAGCAGAGCCCATCGGGCATGCGCCACACGGCCAAGGCCCGTGCTGCCGCGCAGGATGCGCTGATTGGTGCGCTCGGGCAAGAGACTGAGGCCAAGCTGATCGACCAGGGCGTGAACCTGCGCACCCAGGACGGCAAAGATTCCCTGCTGAAGATGGTCGAAGCTGTCGACCGCGGCATCGCACCGCCCCACGCCGTCAAGGCGCTGGAGGGACTGATCGGCAAAGAGAACCTGCTGAACCTGCGCCGCACGCTGCGCCCGCAGCAGGCCAGCCGTGACGACCTCATGGAGGACGACGGCGAGACCGTGGGCGAGGGCCTGGAGGTCGATGGCGACTCCGGCGAGGTGAGCGTGGCCCGGCAGTCGAACTTCGACAAACGGCAGGCCGAGAAGAAGGTCGAGCGCACCGGTGCCAGCCGCATGTACGGGTTCAAGGGTACGGGTACCGTGCGCTCGTCCGACGGTGCCAAGCGCGACCCGTTCGCCCCCGAAGGCCGCATCACGTATCAGGACACGCTGAAGGCTGAGGACGAGATGATCCAGCGCCTTGCCGCTGGCGAGACGTATGAGCTGCCCAAGGGCCTGCGTCGTCCGACGCTGACGAAGAAGGGCGAGAAGACATTCGATGGCCGCGACGCCAGCGAAGTGGCGCGGCAGCGCCTGTCGAAGATGATCGGTGGCGAGTCCAATGAGCGGCTGGTGCGGAACCTGCTGGAGAGCGGTGACCCCAACGAGGTCAAGGCCGGTGAGATGGCGCAGGCTGCTTTGAGAGAGCTGGCCACAGCACGTAAAGCTGGAGACACCGACAAAGCCACGGCGATCGAAAAGAAGCTGGGTCAGTGGCGTCAGCGCATGTTCGGCGACCAGAGCCGTGGCGGCGAGTGGGATGTCCAGACCCGCAACGTGCTGGAGGTTCTGCGCGAAGAGGGCGCGGACGACCTCCGCATCCTGAGCCTGTACCGCGACTACGCCCGCATGGAGATGGTGGCTGCGAAGGACCCAGCCGAGCGGGCGAGGCTACAGAACATCATCGCCCTGCTGCGCCCAGCGATCGTGGACAAGGCTGACGGGAAGAAAGGTGGCGCAGGCGCCCCACGTCTGTCGCCCGCCGAGCACTCGAACATGATGCGGCTGGCTGAGCGGTACTTTGGTGACCGTACGATGGCCGTGGCTGAGCAGCACTCCGACCGTACGCCCGAGAAGATGTCCGCCGGTCAAGTCACTGCGATGGCGTCGTTCGGCAAGGCTGCGATGGAGTTCGCCCGCAAGGTCGAGAACACCCAAGGCAAGCAGGCTGCGAACGAGTACGTCGCCGACCGGAACCTGATTCAGTTTGCTGGCAATGACGGCAAGCCGTTCCACATCCCTGCTGGCCGTCTGGTGCTGTGGGGCAAGAAGGAGCTGGGTCAATACTTCGAGCCAGCCAAGGCCGACAAGTACGACAACTACACCCGCAACCTTGAGTACCTCGGTGCGCTGACGCTGGGTATCAACGCCGTGCGCGAGAGCGGCATGGTGGCGCTGACGAAGACTGGCGACGGCAAGTACGTGCCGGGCGGCGTGTCCATCGCCGACAAGTTCGGCCGGATGCAGGAGTTCCGCGCTGACACGAAGCCTGCGAAGGGCAGCACGGAGTTCGGCGACCTGTTCGACGGCCTGCCCGACAACCTGATGCTGGCCACGACGAACGTGTTCGGCTTCAAGAAGATGATGGCCAGCCGGAAGATCAAGCCGACATCTGAGGCCCAGGACCTGTTGACCAAGCTGCGTGAGTGGCGCGATGAGGCATTCGTTCCAGGGGACGAGGGCATCGAGGCGATCCCCGAGAGCCTGAAGTCTCGCAACGCCGGCACGCTGCTGCGGAACAACGTCGTCGATGAGGAACGGCTCAACGACAAGGACGCGGGCGGCTTCGATGACATGGGCCGGTACCAGCCCGGTGTCACACCGTCTGACCGGGACGGTGCCAACCCTGACCGCATCCAGCACGCCAAGGCGAACAAAGAGACCGGCTTCGACGCCGCCGCCATCCCTGCTGGTCTGGGCACAGAGCGCCGGATCGACGCCGGGAAGAAAGCTGCCGCACGTGGCCAACAGCTCGTCGATGCTCTTGACTCTAACTTCGACGACGGCATGAAGGTGCTGGACTCGCGCATGCGGATGGCAAAAGCCCCGGCATTCAACGCCAACGACCCGAACACCGTGCGCGGCGGCGCACACTACGCACTGCCTGTGCTCGAAGCCCTGACCGACGAGAACCTGTCGAACATGGACATCGACGCCGAGCAGGCCAGCAAGCTGGTCGCCATCCGCAAGGAAGCGCAGAAGCTGGTGGCTGAGTCCGACCTGAGCAACACGGTGAAGTCGACTTACGCCCCCGCCGGGGAGGTCGGGGCCAGCCTGGGAAAGCCCAGTGGGGTGGGTGAGACCACCGGACGGAAGTTCAACCGGCAGATGTCCGAGCAAGACATCATTGAGCAGCTGGAGACGAGCGGCTTTGAGGAGCTGATGCGTGCTGTATCAGACGGCAAGCCCGGCGCTGAGAAGCTGGCGTTTGCTGCCACCGGGCTCACACAAGACCAAGCGACAGGAGAGTGGCGCAGCGGCAGCATTGACTTGGCAGCGTTCCGTACTGCAGCCGACAAACTGGACTTGCCGATCTCCAAGCACTGGCTGGGTATGCTGGGTATGCTGCCTAAGCTCAACGCCCAGTCAGGCCAAGCCAAGGACGAAGCGGTGCTCGACCGGGCCAAGGCCATCAACGAGATTCGCGCCACTCTTGGCAACGACATCACCATCCGCTTCGAGCAGACCACCGGGTTCTCCGGTGCCTACCTCGACCAGGAAGCGGCCATTGTCATCTCCCTGACCCCTGCCGCCGGTACCCTCCAGACCGCCTACCATGAGGCGCTGCATGCGTTCGTGGCTCGGCTGGTCAGGGGCAACGACAAGGCCAAGCAGGTGCTGGACGCCCTGGCCAACCACGGGCCGACCATGGAGCGGGTGGTGGCGCTGCTGGACGGCTACCCAGAGGCCATAGCCCAGCTCAAAGACGGGGAGGAGAGAATAGCCTACGTCTATCAGTTCTGGCGAGCCGGTTTACTCGATCTACCGACCCCAGAAGCCACCACGATGCTCCAGAAGCTCACGAAGTTCTTCCGGGCTGTGCTGGGCAGGGTAAGCGATTTGGAGCGCGGGAACGACCTTCTGAGGGCCTTCGCGAGGGGGTCCTACGCTGGCGACCCGTCCGTGGCGGGCAAAGTCATGGCAAAGCACCTGAATGAGGGTGCCTGGGGTGCCAAAACCCTGCGCAAAATGGACGGTCTGGTGCAGCACGTAGCCGCCCTGACCATGCCCGCTCATTCGGTGCTGGCGACCAGCAAGAGCGTAACTGCTCAAAAATTAGGCAACCAGCTCTGGACGAACCCCGGCGAGGGTGAGGACGGCAGCAAGGAAGAGGGCTACCTCAACGCCCGGGAGCGGATGGCCAAGCGGTACTCCAACGAGTTCAGCCGGATCATGGCGTTCGGTACCGAGCGCGACCACGCTGCGGTCATCGACTACCTCCAGAAGGAGACCGACCCGGCGACCATCCCGTACGCCCCGCACCGCGAGGCTGTGGAGAAGATCAGGGGCCTGCTGCAGCGGTTCCGCAAGTACATGGTCGAAGAGCGCGGCATGAACATCGGTGACCGTGGGCCGCTGTACTTCCCCCGCGTGTGGAGTGTGGCGAACCTTCAGGAAAAGCGCGACGACTTCATCGAGATGATGGAGAAGGAGTACCCGATGTACAACGCCGAGGGCGTGTACAACGCGCTGATCAAGCGGTACTCGGTCGAGGAGTCCGCAGTGGGCGAGGGTGTGGTTGATGACGACGCCGTGCTCAAGCCGACACAGGGTGCCGGTAACGAGCGGATTCTGGACGTCATCACCGGCGAGCACGCTGCACCGTTTCTGGAGAAGAGTCTGGTCGGCACGCTGACCCGGTACTTCCACGAAGGTGCCCGTGCTGCGGAGTACACCCACAGGTTCGGCCAGAAGGGTGAGGCTCTGGCCGGGACCCTGGGCCAGATCAACCAGGAGCTGCGGATCGAAGCGAGCAAGATGCGCAAGGACGGTGTGCTGGCGGATCAGGACGCTGAGACCAAGTGGGTCGAGCGCCAGATGCGTGACATCCGCCGCTCAGTGGACGCGATGGAGGGCACGCTGGGCCGGGACATCGGCGAGGGCTGGCGCAAGGCGAGCAGCTGGGCGACCGTGTACCAGAACGTGCGCCTGCTGCCGATGGCGCTGTTCAGCTCAATCGTTGACCCGTTGGGGATGGTGGCCCGTGGCGCGACGATGAAGGAGGCGTTCGACGCGTTCCTCCAGAGCACGGGCGAGGTGTTCAGGAACTGGAAGGAGATGATCGTCGGCAAGGGCGATGAGGCCCGCCTGCCTGATGAGTGGGAACGTCTGGCCATGGCCGTGGGGTCGGTCGACGCTGCGGTGTTCAACCACCACGTGTCCGATGAGTACGCGTCTGCGTTCATGACGCCGGGTGCGAAGAAGGTCAACGACTTCTTCTTCAAGGCCAACGGCATGGAGGCGTGGAACAAAGGGATGCGGGTGGCAGCGACACGGTCGGCTGTCAACTTCATCCTGCGGCACAGGACTGGGCCGGAGACACACAGCGTGCGCTGGCTGGAAGAGATCGGGCTGACACCGGGCGACATCCACGTTGATCCAGAAGGCCGACTGATCACCGACAAGCACACCCTGGCCGCGCAGCTCGGAATCACAAAAGAGCAGGCGGCTGGGAAGGTCGAGAAAATCCACATCGCGATCAACCGCTGGGTGCAGGGTGCCGTGCTCACGCCGAACGCTGCGCAGCGGCCTGCATGGTCGAGTGATCCGCACTGGTCGATGTTCTTCCACCTGAAGCAGTTCGCGTACAGCTTCCACCAGACGATCCTGAAGCGTGCGGTCAATGAGCTGGAGTACGGCAACCTTGGGCCGATCGGCGCATTCATCTGGTACGTGCCCGTGATGATCGCGTCCGACCTCATGCGCGGGTTGATCCAGGGCGGTGGTGAGCTGCCGTCACACATGCAGGGCATGGACGCTGGCGACCACATACTGAGGGGCCTTGAACGCAGCGGCGTGTTTGGTATTGGTGTGGTCGGCGTGGATGCCGGGCAAGACATTGCCTCACTTGGCGGGCCAGCAGTCGAGCAGATCATTGATGCGATGCGCGACCCGTTGGAGCGGACCATGATTAAAGCGGCGCCTGCACATGGTCTGTACGCTGAAGCATTGAGGTGACTGCGCCCCATCGAGCAATGACATAAAAATAGGGCCGCGAAGGCCCTGTCTCTACTCTACTATGTCTTATATTCTTATAATTATAAATTCTTTTTTATCAGAGAAATAATAATAATAAATATAACTAGATAGTAGAGTGTGTCTGATTGGAATAAAGTTTTTGGCCTGAAGCCAAAGACGTCAAGGCTTCGTGTGGGCCTTGATCCACCGCGCCGTGCCGTGGGCGACGATCATGATCCCCACTGCTGCACGCAGCGCCTTGTACGCTGCGCGGATGACACGGACGATTGAAAAGAAAAGCATCATGGTTCGTTCTCCAGTTTGACGGTTGTTGTTTCCCAGCTCTCGTCGGTGATGACGAGCACGCGGCCCTGACTTGGGTCAGTGGGATCGACCGGGTATCTCGAAATGATTTTGTCCACGACCTTCAACGCGTGCAGGTTCGCTTTGAGTTCTTTGACTGTCGCCAGCCCGTGATCGTTGACTGCGTGCCGGGCCACAAGGTCCAGTGGTGTGCGCTTCAGTTTGAGCCGTGCGGCCTCGGAGACCTTCAGCGTACCGAGTAAAAAATTCGCGTGCATACTCACCTCGTGTCATAGTTCGATGTCATAGTGACGGCTGATATACTATGGCGCAAGTGTTCGGTGACCCTCCCTTGACATGGTGGGGGTCGTTGGTTCGAGTCCAATCGCGCCTACCAAACACCCAAATAAAACAAGGGCCTGTTCAATGAACGGGCCCTTTGTCTTTGGTAGATCGAACAGCGGTTCAGCCTGTTCTGATCAATCGTGTCATACCTCGTGTCATAGCCCTTTGAGTGCCCTGAGTGATTCGAGGTACTCATACAGGTCGCGGGGCATCCGATAGGTCACATCGAATATGGCCCTGACCTCAACTACCCGCGCACCGGCGACATATTCGTAGTCCACGTTCGACGAGCTCATGCTCCTCGGGTACTTCTCGACCATCTCCTGGATCGTCGGCAGGTCGACCCGGTCATGCGGACCACGCATCCTGCCGGCCAGGCGAAGCGGCTCAAGTCTCTGATGATGAATGGTTCGCTCTAGCATCGCGAATTGTTCGTCGCGCACGGCTCTGTCGTACGCCGTCATCGGCATCACGGTTTTGTAGAGATCGTGGTACTGGCTCATATCTCCCCCCTCAGTTTGAGCAGCGTTTGTATGCGGACCACGTCATCCTCCGTAACGATCGCCCGCACTTTGAAGTCGCATTCGATCTCGACGAAATTTTTTGTCGACGGTGAGCGCGTCACGGAGCCTGGCCACGTTCGTGCCGACGCCATCTTGATCATGTCTGTGACTGTGATGACGGCTACCGGCTCATTGACGTTAGTCACGTTTTTGGCAATGAGGGGGGCGGGGTAGACGGAATTCGGGAGCATGTTTATCACGGCTTCTTCCTGTTGTTGTCAGCGAACTGTGCGAGGTAGCCCGCTGAGTGGTGGGCGTAGGTCATGACCATGCGAAGGTCCGCCCACCCACCGAGCTTCTGCAGGACGTCTACGGGTGTCCCGTTCTGGATGTGCCACGTGGCCCATGTGTGTCGTAGCCCATGCCAGGTAAAACTTGGCAGACCACTATCCCGCTTCGCTTGCGCGAATCCTTCTTTAGGCTTTGCCATCGGCCGACCGCGGTACGCAAAGACGAACTCATGATGCTTCCCGGCTTCGGCCTTGATAGCTTCGAGTGCCGCATCATTGAGCGGTACTGGAATGCCTGCTCCCGCCTTCGCGTCCTCTGCTGCGACAACCACATGTCGACGTCCGAGATCGACGTTCTTCCATCTGAGCCCAAAGACATTTGCTTGCCTTAATCCAGTCTGCACAGCCACCATGGCTGGGCCTTTGAGGTGTTGGGGTAGGGCGGCATAGAGCCGGTCCCACTCGTCGTAGCTCAACCATTTGCGTGCTTTGGGTTTCTTGTCCTTACGGACAGGCACTCGTGGTACCTCGGTGATGAGGTTGTTCTTCTTGGCCAGATTGAGCACGGCCACGAGCATGGCGCGGTACCGGTTGTACGTTCCGGCTGTGCCACAGAAGGAGAGGGCATTCGCGATGTCCCCGCCTGTGACGCTCTTGATGGGCCTGTCTTTGAAGTGCCTGTGGAACTTGGCCAGACTCAGAAGTTCTGAGTCCGACCGTCGTGCCTCGCGCTTCCATGCGGTGACCGCGTCGGACCACATACCACCTGTCGAGGTGTCAATCCATGCTCCGGCCTTCGCCGCATCATGGACCCGCTGTGCGGCGGTCTTGTCCGTCTCACCCGTGGACCGTCTGATCCGTGGTCTGTCCGGGAACGACAGGCTCATCCACCAGACTTCCGACCCTTTCTGCTTGTACAGCGTCATGGTTACTCTCCTCGTAGGCGGCGTCCAGCAACGCCATGAGAGGGTCATAGCTGATGCCAGGGTTCTCAGCCAGCAGCACGGACAGGACCTCGTTGTCCTCCAGACCACCCCACATCTTGCGGTAGGTGCCGTCCTTGTACCCGCGCTTCTGCCTGAAGTGGTTCAGGACGTTCTTGCCTATGTACATCTCGAACAGCATCTCGTCGGTGAGTTCGAGGCGCTGGGCGATCACGTACATCACGTCGAGGGCGACCTGCCCGTTCATACCGGCGGCGGAGCCACACACCTCGATGAGCCGTGGTGTGGGCACGTTCTCCGTATCCATCTGGCTGGGTCCCCAGCTGCTCAGCACCGCGTTGGCCGCAGCCTGGATGTCACCCTCGAACGCCGCCAGGATGTGCGACAGGGCGAAGTGCCAGATGTCCACGAACTCGAGTTGCGCCTGCTTGAGGTTCAGCTCCTGGTGCTTCCACCACTTCCATCCGACGTGGTCGAGCAGCTCGCCCGACTCGACGAAGATGGCGCGAGTCCAGTCGTAATCAGCGTTGATCCAGTCAGGGTTCACCGCGCAGTTCATTTTGTGCTGCAGCTGGAACATCTCGATAAGTTGGCCGGGGTTCATTTCTTTCCTTTGGTGGGTGTCGTGAGGACGCGTTCGAGTGACCACCCAGCAGACAGGCGGTAGCACAGCGTCGGTTGGCTAATGCCGGTGCGTTCGCTCCACTCGCTGAGCGAAAGGGTCTCACCGCCGTACGAAATGCGGGTGTTGTTCGACCTGTTCAGGCTCTGTTCTTTGGCCGTGGCCCAGTGGCAGTTGCCAGGGCTGTACCCCTTGTCGTTGTCCACCCGGTCGAGTGAGTGCTCCAAGGTGGGCGGTCGGCCCATGTCCGAACAGAACGTGTCGAAGTCGAACCAACGGTCCGCAACTCTGATCCCACGCCCACCGTAGTGGATGAACCGTGGGACATTCGGGTTGTAGCAGCGCGTGAGCATGCGCTGCCACGTCAACCACATCTTCCGAACCATGAGGTTCGGGGACGAGCTCAGCCCCCTCCACTCAGGTTTCTTGTGAATGGGGCGGGGCAAGAGCTTCATGGTCAGCTCTTGTCGCTGTTCAGAAAGGCCAGCATGCCGACCTTGTTCAGTTCGATGTCCACCTCTTCGGTGATGATGTCAGCCCGCTTGTAGCCAGCGTCGACCATCGCCTTGCGGGTCTTGCCTGCATCTGCGTTGCTGGTGACCCACAGCTTCTTGGCCGGAAGAGTGCTGGTGGCAAAGGTTGTGATCTTGATGAACTTCATGGTTTCTCCTTGGTTAATAGCCACGTAAGCGGCGGATGGTCTGGGCTTTCAGGTATGTGTCGTAGGGCATCTCGACTTCGACAGGAACCGTCGCAGTCACGACGACGGTGTAGCCCGTGATGTGATCTCCGCGCTGGTCTCCTGTCGAGCGGGTGCCGTCTTCCGCAGCAGCGTTCAGCAGCGTCTCCAATGTCACGCAGGGGATGATGTCTAAGAGGTTCGCGTCGCCAATCTGTACGCGCTTCGCTGGAGTGCGCCTACTCACGACATGTCCCGCGCATCGCGCAGGCCCAGGTACACAGGGTGGCGGGGCTTGTCCTTGACGCCGATGAGCAGGGACTTGTACTTGACGAGGAGGCCGGGCCGTCCCTTGAGCCAGAACCACTCCTTGTCCGCGTCATCGAACCCCGTGCCGATGTTGAACTCGACGCCAGAGCTTAGATCACGCACGCGCAGAGCACCCATGCGGCCCTTGCCGGTCTTGTTCTCTTTGTGGGACGACCGCTTCGTGCGGCCCAGCTCGTTGGTCTCAGCCTCATTGCCGTTGTGCATCTCTTCGATGACCTCCAGCACCTCAGCCTCGCCGTCGGCGAACCGCTTCACCTTGAGCAGCAGGTTCTCACGCGCAGTGCTGCGCCCGTGCTTGTAATGGCCTTCAGGGTCACGCAACATGACGCCCTCGTAGCCTTCGTTCAGGCATAGAGCCTCGTACTTGTCGAGGGCTTCGGCAGAGCCGATCGGCACATGGGGCACCACAAAGATAGCTGCGCTGGTCTCACCGATGCGTTCGCGGATGCTGTTGTAGCGTTTGAGCCACGGCATGTTCGGTTCGACGGCATGATCGAACGCGTGGAATTTGACGTCCGGCATCTTGTCTTCGGACATCACGCCGCTGACAGTGGCGCGGTACGTGTCGGGGGCATTGGCTCGCCCAACGATGAGCTCGCCGTCCAGGCCGTTGTACGCCCTGTGCCCGAACAGGTACTGCACGTGGGCGTTCGGGATCAGCTTCTTCGACCGACTGTACACCTTGCCATTCATCACGATGGCGCGGACGCCGTCGAGCTTCGGCGAGGCCCAGTACGGAAACCTCAGCAGTTCAGGCTGATGCTCACAAGCCAGTATCGGCTTGAAGGTCTCAAAGTTCATTTCTTGGCTCCTTGCATGTTCGACTGCGCGACGATCCGCACAGCCTTCTGACACAGCGCGTGCCCCCGCTGCGCCATCACAGACACAACTTCAAGGGCCTTCTTCGCTGACTTGCCTTCCCCGAAAGGGGTCGGCAGCACCATGGTCGAGACAGTGCGTCTATCGGCGTCGTAGACGTCGTACAGCCCCCAGCCCATGCTGGCTGCGGCTTCTGCCTCTTGTCTCGTGAGTGAATCTGCGTTGGACATTAGATTAAAGTTCAGGGCTTTTCAGCCCTGTTTATTACTTACGTGTCTGATGGATGTGGATGGTGAGGTGCGGTGTCGTGACGACCATCGTCATCCCCTCTTCCGTCACCGTGACCAGCGGCCTGTCAATGAGTAGCTTCGGTGCGTACTCTTTGCCTACGACCCCGACAGGGGTCTTCTCTTTCCACTGGTACATCCAACGTGCTCTTGAGTTGCCGTTCGAGGGTAGCCGCGTGAGCTGCCCCTTTCGCCACATTGATCCGAGGTAGTCGGATACTCGGTTGGCTGACGCGGCGTAGTTCTTGACCTCCTGATAGTCGAACAACTCGTTGCAGTCCATGAACTTGTCCGTCTCTCTGAATATCTGTTCCAGTGCTCGGAACAGGCCCTCTTCGCTATATCTCATATCTTTCTCCTAAGACGAGATCGAGCGCCCCCTCCGCTCGATTTGGAGTTGACACTCGACACACCGATAGTAACCAAGAGCAACGCGCTTTGGCGGCACGATGCTCCCGCACTGGCATTCGCCGTCAAACCCCGGCGGTGGGGCCGCACGCATCCGCGCACGCTCGATACCCGCCTGGACTTCCGCTCTTGCAAGGGCGTCGGCACGTTCGACAAAGTCTTCATCCATGAGTATGCGAACAGATTCGCTGAGCAATCTGTTTCCTGTTCTCGACAGCACTACGAAACGCTTCAGCCGTGATGTGGTGCTCCCATTCACGGTCTTCAAACCACACGCCACCTTCTTTGCACCCGACCACGACGAAGACCTTGCGGCCTTCCTCGTAGCGGTGAGCAAGCCAGTCAACTTGAAGAGCCGACAACAGCTCGTCGACCTTGATCGCGGTCTTCGGGCGCTTGGGTATCTCGATGAACTTGTATTCGATCCAGATGTCCCCGGCGTTGCCCGAGTACCAGCAATCAGCGATGCCGCCGTTGTAGACGTTGTGGTTCTTCATGTGGTACACGGCATCAGGCAGGTGCTTGTGCACCGACCTGATGAACGTGTTCTCTGGGCCGGAGCTCATTTGTCAAGCAAGCCCTTCCAGGCTGCGCTGAGCGTCTGGTACTTGTTGCCGAGGCGGAACCCTCCGTAGAAGGCCCCGCCAATCGCCGCAATCAGGATCAGATCGACCACGATCAGTCATTGATCGCTGCAGCGATCAACTCCACAGTGGTGTTGAACTTCTCGGCTTCGGCCATGGTCTTGGCGTCCACGATGTCGAACTTGCAGCCAGTGAGCTGGTCGTCCAACTTTTTCAGGTACGCGGAGGCGCTGGCGTCGTAGCCCACCTGGACAAACAGGATGGTCAAAGCGTCGTCAGTTTCTTGCTTGTTGGCAGCATCACGGATGACTTTGGCTGCAGCAGCTTCATCGTCCGGCACACCGTCTGTGAAGACGATGATGAAGTCCTTCTTATCGGACTTACCGGCCAGCTTCAGCGCAGCGGTCAGAGCTTCGGCCAAAGGCGTCGAGCTGCGCGGGTTGCGGTTCTGGAACACTTCTGTGACTTTGGACACATTCACGTTGTCATAACTGTCCACACCAGCGCCGCTGAACACCACCAGACCGATGCCGTCGGCGTCGATCTTGGAGATGTCGCGCACGAACTGTTCGGCAGTTTCCTGCATCGCTTTCCAGCGGCTGCGCCCACCGCTCATGTCTTCAGTGGCCATAGAGCCGGATGCGTCGACGACCGCGATGAAGTCGTATTCGCTCAATGTTGTTTCAGTTGTTGTCATGTTTTGCTCCTTGCAATGGTGGTTTGCCGGCGATAAAAGCCCGCCGGCGCGGCTTGTTTATGCTTTGGTGCGGTCTTCTGGGCCGGAGCTCATCAGTTGTCCAAGATGCTCACAACGACGTCTTCACCGAAGTGTTTCTTCAGCTCAGCAGTCAAGGCTTCGCGCACCGCGTCTTTCTTCCCTGTCGGCGCTGGCGCACTTTCTTTCGCTTTGGCCATCTCCAGCTCGATCAGCATGTCGATGACATGGCGAGCCTTCTCCAGGTCGGCGATGCCGCCCTTCTCGCGGAAGCGAGTGACGTACTTGATGATGGTGTGCTGGCATGCATCCAGGCCATTTGCCATGCTGTACTGCATGGGTTGGATGGACAGGTTCTTGTAATGTCCACCACCGACTTGAGTATCGAACGCGCTCATGCTTTCACTTTCTTGGAGAACAGTGCCTTCTGGATGGCACACAGGGTTTGGGCTTGGGTCAATGCGTCGGCCATGGCGTTGTGCTTGACGCCCATGTCTGGGGTACGCACACTTTTCGCGCCGGGCAGGTTCTTGTAGGTGCGGAAGCAGCGGTTGTTCCAGAACTTCCACGGCACCTCCATGCTCATCGAGGTGTAAGCATGAGCCAGCATCGGCAGATCGAAGTCGGCCCCGTTTGACCACATGATGTTTTCGTCGTTGGCCAACCAGTTACTGAAGTGGACCAGCGAGTCATCGAGATGTTCTTTGGGCTCAAAGAACACTTGGCGTGCAGCAGCTTCCTGCTTGAACCACCAGATCAGCGTGTCTTCGCTGATGCGGCGTTTGTGTTCGAGGTTGGACTCGACCGAGACGGAGCTGTAGAAACCCTCGTCACTGATTTCGCCCGTGTCGAGATCGAATCGGACAGCTCCGATGCTGAGGATCACCGCGTCGGCGGTCGTGCCGAGGGTCTCCAGGTCAACCATTACGTGCTTCATGCACAGCTCCGTTCCTGTTGGGTACAAAAATAGCCACCTGGGTGTCCCCAGGCGGCTCGGCTAAGCCGGGCGGCTTAGACTGTGGCGGCAGGCTCCAGTTCAGCCAACTGGGCGTTGATCTTTTCAGCACCCTTGGCAGCAGCAGCAGCTGCCTTTTCTGCTTTGGCCGTAGCAGCGGCAACAGCCTTCTGCGCGGCGGCGATGGTCTTGTCCGCTTCCTTCTTGGCTGCAGCCAGGGCTTTGTTGGCAGCAGTCAGTTCAGCCTGGTAGGGCTTCAGGTTTGCGGTGTTTTCTTTCAACGCCTTCGTCAGCTCGGCTTTGCGAGCTTTGATTTCAGCAGGGGTCAGGGTCTTTTTAGCTTTGGCCACGGTATTTCTCCTTGAGTTGGCGCGAGTAACGAACTTCATTGAGCCGGACGGCTCGGGATATGAGGCGGTCAATGAATGACTGCCTCCGGCGAGTGGCGCTCTCGAGCTCGAGAGCAGCCAACACTTCTTCCTCGGTCAGGTCGTTCAGAAGCGCAGTCAGCTCTCCGAACGACTCCAGAGCCCGAGTGACTTCGAACTTCCTGACCATGGGCACCTCAGCGGCGACCTGCTGTCACAGGCTTGCGTGCGGGGGTCTGCTTGACCACCTTCACAGGCTTTGCGTACTGCGAGACGTCGGGTTCAGCGGCCAGCATTGCCTTGGCGTCTTCCAGACGGCTCATGGCCACGGCGGCGTTCTCGTTGATTTCAGGCTCGGAGAACTTCAGGCTGGGGTAGTCAGAGTTGTCGTCGAAGGACACTGTGGTCACCACACCGGCAGGAGGCACACCGAACTGGCGACCGACGCTCTGCGCGTAGCTGTCCCAGCCCTTGATGCCAGTGGGCGACACTTTCAGGGTCCACAACGGATCGTCTTTTTCGGCATCGGGCTGCATGACGGCCAGAACACGGGTGTTCTTGCAAGCCTTGCCCTTGCCGCGACTGCCGAATGCGTTCATCGGGCAGCTGTTGCAGTCTTCGCACTGCTTGTCAGGTGAGTTGTCGCTGGCGATCAGTGCTTTCGGGTTGTCGCCGATGGCGAAGCAGGCGGGCGGGGAGATGTTCTCCTTGTCG